TTTCTTTAACTAAATCTTGATTTATTTTTGTACCAAAACTAGCTTTATTAGGAGTAGAAATAAAAGGACTTTCAGCATATCTTTCTAAAGCAAATATTTCTAATTGTTTTTGATTTTCTTTCCATTTATTAATACTTTTTAAAATATCTTTTCTATTAGTTTTAGTATAATCAATTCCTTCTGCTGTTAGTTTTTGCACTAAATCAGAATTTATTAATTTTTTATTTACTAATTCATTTAATAAAAATTCTCTTTCTTCTGGCTTTTGATATCTTTGATAAAGTTTTCTTTGAGGGTCTGCTACTGCAAACTCTTCATTAAGTTCTGCAAAAACATTTTGAAATTGATTTGTTACTGCATCTTTTTGTCTATTTTTTTCATCAACTGTAGCTTGATTATAATTAGCAATATAATTAGGTAAACTTGATAGTATCATTATACCTACATCTTTAGCAGTAATACTTTCTTGTTCTCTTTTTCTATTAGCTAATATAGAATTAACTACTTCATTTGTTTGAGCATTTTTAAAAAAATCAGACATTATACTTTCCTCTCTAGTAAGCTTGGTACTTCAACGCTTTTTAATTTTTTTCTTAAATTTTCTGGAACAGTTTCTTCTCTAATAGGTTTAGATATTGCTGTTTGTTTCATTGAATTTATAGCATTACCTAGTTGAAAAGAAGTTTCTTCACTATCTGTTTTAATATTTTCTTCATCTTCTCCTTCACCTAACTCATAATCAATGTTAGCTTTTTCACCAATACCCATAACTAAATACATAGTTGGTTCCATTAATAACATTAATACATCTGGATTATATTTACCTTCAGTAAAATCAGTATATAAGATTGTAGTTGTAATATCAGATACTGTAGCTCCAGCTTTTAAAGATTTAGCTATAGCAGCAGTAGCTTCTGGTTGTAATAGTCTACCATATAAATCTTCAATAGCATCTTTAGGATTAGCAAATTGCGTTTCTTTTTCCCAAGGATAAGGACTTTCTGGGCTATTAGTTAAAGATTGTCCGGGTATAGGTGCTTTAGATTGCAATTTAATAAACTCATTAATTTTTTCTTCATCAGCAATATCAGAAGTATCATCAACTGGAATTTTAGATTCAGGAGCATTAAGGTCTACACCTAACTGTCCTACTAATTCTTCCACACTAAGACCATTAGCTTCTGCTAGTTTAATTGCATCCATAGTAGCTGTAGTTAAGCTATTAGATTTTAATTTACTAGCATCTGCTAAAACATCTTTTAATTTATTTTCTTGTGACATTAGACTATTCCTAATTTTTGAGTAATGTTAATTGGTTGAGCACCTACACCATATTCTAAAGGTCTTATAGGAGTTACACCTGCATTAATATCAAATTGTGTTTGAATTGGAGTATAACCTATAGGTTGAGTACCTGAAAGAGTTCTATCTTCTTGCATTAATCCAGCCATAGTACCATATTTTTCTTCTTCTACATCTTGTAACTCAGTTAAACCATATTGAAAAGCACTAGTACCTATCATACTAGCTCCTGTACCACCACCAACAGCTACAGCTTTTTGTAATGTACTTGGAACTATAGGTGCTACACTAAATCCACCACCAGCAACAGCAGTAGATGAAAGAGTGTTACCTCCAACACTAGCTAATTTTCCGGGAATATTTGTAAGAATATTTCCACCTGTTGTACCTAATATTCTAGTACCAGTTTCAGCAGCTTTTGCTGCTATTTGTTGTAATTCAGTACTTTTTGCAATTTCTGCTGCAGCCTTTGCATAACCTTTAGCACTAGTACCAGCATTAAAAGTATTAATAGTATTAGCTTCTGTTATTGTAAGAGCTTTTCCTGTTGAAGTGGTTGCAGTTTTACCAAACCAACCATTCATAGCTCCACCTGTAAACATTGCTAAGCCTACTAAAGCAGCAACTTTAAACCATTTTTTACTAAAAAGTTTTTTAATACCTCTACCGATACTTCTAATACCTTTAGCTACTTTTTTAAATATTTTTTTTATAAATTTGAAGTCACACCTCCTGTAAGTTTTTTACGATTAACATAGTTTATTTTAATACCTATATTCTGTACCAGCACTACCTATTATTGAGTTTACTAAAGATTTTAAACTATCAACACTATTAGCATATTTTCCGGGGTCAGCTGATAAAGCTGTTGAAATTATTTGTGATGTTCTATTCTCAGCATTTTCTGCTTCTCTAAAAGCAAAGTCTGCTTGGTCTCTAAATTCTTGCCATAAAAAAGCATTAGCAGAAGCAGTTAAATTAAAAGCATTTTGTGCATTCTGCATATTCACTGCATTTTGTGCAGCTGTAGCTGCTGTGTTAGTTTGTCTTCGCCATTGTACATTAGCTGCTTCTACTTGAGCAGCATTGGTAGCATTAAATTGTTCTCTTTGAAAAGATAATTCAACATTATATTTATCTGCTTCTTGTTTTAATTTAGCATTTTCTTTAGCTATATCAGCTGCTATTTGTGTATTTCTAGCATTAGCTGCATTTTGAGCTGCTATATTAAATTGATTTGTTGCATTTTGTTGTGCTATATTAGCTTGTGATATTTGTGCATTTAAATTAGCAACAAATTGATTTATTTGATTTTGACTAGTAGCATTAAATTGTTTAGCAGCATTTTCTACTGATTGATTACTTAACAATCTTTGTTGTTCTGCTTGAGCATTTAATACTATTGTTTGTTGTTCGTTACTTAAATTAGTCATATCCATAGCTAAAAATGATTTTGCATTTTGAATAGATAATTGTGTATTGTAGTTAGCTTCTGCTAAATTAGCTTGTGATAATAAAGCAGCATCTTGAATAATTCCTTGTTGTTTAGCAGAAGTTTCTGTTAAAGCAACTGTTTGTAAAAATTTACTATTAGATAATGCTGTCTGTTGGTCAGCACTAAACTGAGCCATATTTAATTGAAATACATTATTAGCATTTTGTAAAGCTGTTTGTTGAGCAAACTCAGCTTCTTTAATATTAATTTGAGCTTCAATACTTCTTTCTTGATTTATAGAAGTTTGTATAGCTTGAGCATTTGATTGAGCAATAGGTAAAGCTGATTGAATAATTGCATTAAATAAATTATCTCGACCAACACTAGAAGCTTCTAAACCTCGTTGAGCTAACATTTGTTCTACTGCAGCTACTGCCGGACTTGCCCATGTAGGTATTTCACCACTTTCAATTCCTGTTAATAAAGAATTCATTTGAGTACTAACTAAAGCTTCTTTTGGTAATCCTTCTATTAATCCTCTTTCTTCTTCTGAAATATCCATTAAAGCATTTTCAAGTGCTTGTGGGTCATTACCTAAATTATTAATAGTTTGAGAAGATATACCTGCTGTTTCTAATTGAGTTTTAGCTCTACTAACTCTTCTTAAATCTACACCAGCTATTTTAGTTGCATTAGATAATGCTGCTGGACTAAGTGTTCCTGTAATTCTTTCAGTTAAAGCTCCTGTAGGAATTTCTACATCAGCTGCTTGTATAGAAGGAACTTTTTCAATTTGTAAAGTATCAGCTATAGCTTCATCACTAACAATACCTGTAGCAGCTTCTGTTGTAGAAGTAGTTGGAACTAAAGAAACATCATCAATAGTTGCTGGAGTCATAGTAGGTACAGCACTTGTTTGTGCTGAATCAGCCACAGTATCTGCTTGTTCTACTGGAGGAGTAGTAATAGTATTTTGACCCATTCCTGAAACTTGAGGAACTATAGGTGTTTCAACTCCAGTTATATATGGATTTTGTTGAGCTATAGGTGCTATAGGTTCAGGTTTAATTTCACCTCTTGCTATTTGTTCAGCTCTTTGTTTTTCTTTCGATGACATATCTATTCCCATGAATGTTGTTTTTTTAGTTGTTGTTGATGGTGTTGCTGATGTTGTTGGTGTCGCTGCTTTGAGTTGTCTAAGTAATTCATTATTTTGATTTACAACAAATTCACTATACAATTGAGGTAAGTTAGCATCATATTCTTTTGATGCTCTATAATTTCTAGGACTAGGTCTAGGATTATCTTTTTTATAATTATCAAACCACTCATTATAAGTTAATATGCCACCATTAGCAGCTTGAACTCTACCACCTTCACGATAATCTTGTCGTACTGAACTAGTACTTGCTCTATAACCTTTTTTCTTCTTCACAGTTTATTTTACCTTATTTCAAACAGTTTGTCAAGTTTTTCATCAAGTTTCTCTAATCTATCCATTACATTTTTCATATCATCTTTTAGTTCATCTTTGGTTACATATTCTTTAGCTATTTCTTCTCTAGTTTTATTTAATAAAATATCTAGTCTTTTAGCTTCGTTAGCGTTCTGTCTAATACTGTAAAGGATTGGTCCAAGTACTAATGTTATTATTGCGTTCCAAATAATGTATGATGATAGTTCCATATTTATTCTGTTGGTTTGGTTGGAAATGTTACTGTGTTTGGAAAACCAGATTGTTCTGGTAAATCAAGTAAATCAGTTCGGTATTGTGCCCACTCTGTTTGTTTAGCTTCTGTTAGTTCATTCCATCGTAGAGGATTAGAAACTATAGGGTCTACTTCTAATGCTAGTTTACCATCACGTTGAGCTCTAAGACTTGCTGCTAGTTCTGCATCTAGTTCTGCTTGAGTAGGTGCTACATAGGCTGCATAGTCTGAACCAATAAGTTCAAGCAACTTACTATTGTCTATAGTCATATCTGTATCATTAGGATTTAATGTATAAGCTATCCAACCAAAAGTTGGATGGTTAATTTCTACATCAAACATAGTATTCTCTGAGTTTAATGATTGTGCGTTACGCACTTCTGTTATTGTTGCCATAAAATTTTCCTATTATTTATTATGATATTCTTACCCAAAGTGAAGTACATAATGCACCTGCAGCATTAACTGAACCACCTGCATATTCAGCAGTTTGACCCATTAAACGCCAAGTGCCAGATAAAGCTTCATTTGAATAACCAAATTGTCCTGAATAATCTGTATATGCGTTAGCTGTTCTCAAACTACTTCCTGCTAAAGTTGCACCACCATCTCTATCAGCTATACTTCCTAATGAATTAGCAAAACAATAAGTACCTACAGCATCAAAAACAGTATCTCCAACAGTTACTGTGCTGTTAAAGGTTGCTGCTCCAGCGTTAGACATGTCTAGCGTTAGTGCAACAATACTTGAACCACCATCGTTACCAAGAAATAATACATCTTTATCTGAAGTATCTTGTCGGATATTTACATTTCCACCATCTTGTTGAAATCTTAAAAATTCAGTTCCATCATCTTTAAAATAAATATCACCACCATCAGCATCAAGAATAATGTCACTAGCAACATCAATGGTTAAATCACCACTAGATAAATCTATTTCTGTGCCATCGATAGTAATATTATCAATAGTAATACCACCGTCTAAATCGGTTAGTCCTGAAGTTACTTTTGTTAATGCCATATTATTCTCCTCCTTCTAGAGTTTCTATTCTAGTTGTTAGGTTGTCTATTATAACTTGTTGTTCTTGGATTGCTTTTATTAAAATAGGTGTTAGTTTTCCATAATCTAAATCGTAGTCAGATTGTTTCTCATCTTCTGTTGGATTGTGTTGTAATAACCAAGTGCTATTTTTTTCTACGCCTACCTCTGTTAAAGATTCTTCTAACTCTTGTGCAATCAAACCATACATTAAAGGTGTATTGTCATCATTGTGTTTGTAATTGTATTGACTTGGTTTTAACTTTTTAATTAAATTTAAACCTAAATCTAAATTGTTTATATTTTTCTTAAAGTTTTTATCAGAAGGTAAAGAGTTTGTATTGGTAGATATAGAACCTACTTCGCTACCATCATCATAAAATTTTAATATCTTTCCTGCACTACCAGTTCTATTTAATAGCAGCACATCGTCATTGGCATGAGTAATAAATGCTCTACCAGTACCATAAAGTTCCATACCTGATGTAGCAAATGCATTACCAGTTTTACCTATGAATAAAGTACCAGAAGAATCAATTCTCATTCTTTCTGTGTTGTTAGTTATAAATCTTGTGTAGTGATTCGTAGATGTGCCAATTAAACCACCATTACCATCTGTTCCAAAATAATTGTTTATTGTTCCATCAGATACTATTAGATAATCTGCTAAAGTAGCACCTGCATTAAATATTGCCTTACCTGCATCTGACATATCAAGGGTAAGAGCAGTTATTACAGAGTTATTATCAACACCTTGAAATTTTAAATCTTTGTCATTGACAGCACTTGATATAACAAAATCCGAAGATGAGTTTGATAAATGTGCAATTTCAGTTCCAGCATCTTTAAAAGTTACATCGCCACCATCAGCGTCAAGAATAATATCTCCTGCAACATCAATAGTTAAATTGCCACCATCAGAAATAGTAGAGCCATTAATTGTTATATCTCCAACTGTTAGTCCTGAAGAATCTATAACTGCTCGTTCAGTACCACCAGTATCAAACCTAATTTTATCTTCGTCAGAACTTTCTTCTACTTGTACCTTAGTATCACCATCGGCATCTTGGAAAGTAGTTACAGCTACATTTGTAAATGTTATACATTCTACTTTTGTGCCAGTAGGAGGAGCAGCACTAAATGTTAGTGTGCTACCTGAAACTGCATAAGTGTCTTTGTGTTGAACAACACCATCAATAGTTACAAAGGTTTGATTTTCTGATGTTGGAGTTGTACTTAAAGCTAATGTAGTATCTGAACCATCACCAGTCATAGTATCTATAACTGGAGCAGAACCTACAATACCTGCTTCAACTGTAAATACTTCTATAACTCTACTATTAACAGGAGCTGTGGCAAATGTTAAAGTTGTGCCTGATACAGTATAAACATTATCTGCTTGGTATACCCCATCAATAAATACTAATAAATTATCTTCGTTTGATGCACTAATACTTAATGTAAATGCTGTTGTGCTTCCATCGCCTGTAAAAGTATTTTTTGTAAAAGCATTACCAACACTATTTCCACTACCACCACCAGAAGAAGCAAAAGTAATTGTATCGCCACTAGCATCAGTAGTGATTGTCATATTAGAACCAGCTACTAAAGTAAGCGTATCTGCTGCTGCATCGGCAACCACATCGCTTTGACCAGAAACAGATATTGTTTTAAATGCTTCTGATACTGAGCCACCACCAGTAACACTAAAGTCTAATGTGCCATCAGAGTCTTCATAAGTTACAGTAATATTTGATTCAGTGTTACTAGATACCATAGCACCTACAGTGTCTTGAATAACTTCTGTTAAGTCTATGTTTGCTGTACCATCAAAAGATACACCATGTATTGTTCTTGCATTAGCTAAAGCTGTAGCTGTAGCTGCCAAGCCTACAGAAATATTAGCTGTACCATCAAAACTTGTACCACCAATAGTTCTAGCAGTTGCTAAAGCTGTTGCAGTTGCTGCGTTACCAGTAATGTCACCAGAAGTTAATGCAAGTGTACCAGCTGTAGCAGGAAGAGTTATAGTATGATTACCACTAAAGCTTCCGTGAGCTGGTGCTTGTAATCTTGCGTAGTGAGCATTTGAAGACTCACAATAAAAATCTATGTATGATTGTGTACCACCATTTTTAATTGAAATAGCACCTTGAGAAATAACAACTCCATTTGTAGAACCACCACCGATTCCTAATGAAGTTGTAACTTGCGTAGCTGCTGGAAGACCAACAGTAACTGTACCAGAACTTTCTGCAACTTCTACTTCGTTGGAAGTTCCTTGTATAGTTAGTGTGCCTCCTAGAGCAACAGCAGTGCTATTTGAACCATCACTAATAGTTACACTAGAGTTAGCTAATTTAGAGTTAGCAATAGAACCTGCTAACATTGCATTAGTAATAACACCTGAACCAATTACAAAGTCTAAAGTATTATCACTGTCATCATATGTTACTGATATTCCAGTTTCAGTATTAGAGCTAACCATAGCTCCAACAGTATCAGAAATAGTTTCTGCTAATGTAATACCTCCAATAGTAATTGCATCGGCTTCTAGTGTGCCATCTATGTCAGCATCACCTGATATGTCAAGTGTAGCTGCATCAAGCTCACCACTAATTGTAATATTACGACCACCAGTTATGTCTTTGTTTGAATCTGTTATAATAGCTTTACTTGCTATTACTGTACCATTAGTAATTCCATCTATAAGATTAATGTCGGCTGCACTAGCAGTAACACCATCTAAAATATTTAATTCTGTAACTGTTGAAGTAATACCATCAAGAGCATTTATTTCTGCTGCTGTAGCTGTAACACCATCAAGAATATTAAGTTCTGCTGCAGTGCTAGTAACACCATCAAGTATGTTTAGTTCAGCTGCAGTACTAGTAACTGCTGTGCCATTTATAGATAGTGCATCTGTTTCTAAAGTACCGTCAACATCTACATTCCCACTTACATCTAAAGAACCTGCATCAAGTTCTCCTGTTAGTGTAATGTTTCTTGCACCGGTAAAGTCTTTATTACTATCAACTACAATAGCTTTAGAAGCTTCTACAGTTCCTGCTGTAGCTACATCAACATAGTTTAATTCAGTTGTAGTTGCAGTAACCCCATCAAGTAAATTTAATTCTGCAGTAGTGCTAGTAACACCATCTAATATATTAAGTTCTGCTGCAGTTGAAGTTACTGTAGTTCCATTAAGAGCAAGAGTATCTATTTCAGCAGTACCATCAATAAATATGTTTCGCCATTGTTGTGAAGAACTACCTAAGTCATAACTGTCATCGTCATCTGGAATAATACTTGAATCTATGTCTGCACCAAATACTACATTATCAGTATTGGCATCACCCATAGTAATTGTACCACCATTAAAAGTTGTAGTACCTGTGACTGTTAAATTACCTCCGACATCAACATTACCTGTAGTAGTTATTGAGTCTGTAAAAGTATCTTTAAAACGTAATGACGTTGTTCCTAAATCTATATCACTATCTGTAACAGGAACTAAAGCACCGTCTTGTATTCTTAACTGTTCAACTGCTGCTGAAGATACTTCTACATAAAATCCTACTCTATTATTAGTGCTATCAATTTCTACTTTGTTTAAGAAATCTAAATCACCAATTTTAAATATGTTACCACCTTGTCCGGCAGTACCATCGTGTCTGTGTCCAGTATTAGATGCACTAGATGAAGAGTATGCAAAAGCATTTACTAATTGATTATACTCATTATTAAATAATGCAGCAGTAATAGTATCACCATCACTGAATGTACTTTGTCTTATATATGCTTGTGCCATTTATTATCTCCTACCCGAAGGTATGTAATCTACATAAAAACCATTAATTGTATATGATGGTTTTGTATCTTCACTTATTACTGTAAAATTGTTACTTGTACCACTGCCTTGTAAAGGCACTCTTATCATTGGGTTGTTTTGTCCAGCAAATTTATTAGTAGCAAAAACTGCTTCACTAAATATAGATGGTGGATTTATTACACCTAAGTCAATTAAGTCTAAAGGTTGTGGTACATCTGAACTGTTAAAATCAAATTTAATTTGTACATCCGGTTCAACAATACCTTCGGTAGCTGCTGAAACTCTAAGATAGTGTAAAGTTTTTAAAGTTCCTAAATCACCATAATCATAATCTGGTGTTGTATATCTTGCTAAGATTGATGAACCATCAAAATTATTACCAGTGTCATGTTCATAAACAAAACCATTAGTATCACCATGATATATTTTTTCTATACCATTAGTATCAAAACCTGAACCAATAGCTGTAACTTCTAAACCTCTAGTCTCAGACCACTCAAAACCATTTGGTCTTAACGTACCTATAATGCCTTGCTGAGATGCATTAGTAGCTCCAGTATTAGTATAAAATAAACGATACTGAGACTTTTCTCTTAACACAATACTATTTATGGTAAATAAATTTATATTGTTTGCTAAATCTGTTATTGTTGGTTGTATAGATTGACTTATAGTTCCTAACTCCACATCACCAATTCTTGCTGTACCAGCTACTGTTCTTAATCCATCTGGTGCTAAAAATATTAAATCACCACCAATCTCTTGAATACTGTAACCACTTAAACAACCTACGTTTTTGGTTACCGGTATTACTGCAATCGTACTTGCATTATTTATATTCTGTAGTTTAAATATTGAGTTTTCACAAAATATAAATAATTCATTACGGAAACTTTTAATACCTTCTATCTGGTCTTCAATAACAATACTACCTGAACCAGTGCTAGTAAAATCTGTTGGGTCTAAAGTACCACTATAAAAAATAGTATTTAAATTATCTTCTACTCCAGCAGCTATTAAATGTTTGTCATGGACAGTCACATGCTTAACATGTTTAGTTCCGGTAACTGTTATCTCACTACTAAAGTAAGTTCTACTATTTAAGTTAGCACCTGTACCTTCCATTCTAAACTGATAAGGTTCGTTTGCTCCATCAGCTATAATTAACGTACCATAATCTGAAGTTGCTGATTCAAATAAA